CTGTAGTTGAGTGTAACAATGTTTAGGCTGGCACGGTTGTTGTGCCAGTCGCCTAGGAACATGGCAGTTTCACAGCCTTCCTCTTTGGCCTTGGCAGTGGCCCATTTTACAAAGGCCAAACAATCTTCATTGTGCAGTGTGGAATTGGATTTGAGCCCAAAGTGTATGTCAGTGAAGATTGCGGCTTTGCGGAATAGATTAGTCATCCTGCTAGTATACTACTCATCCAAGCTAGATACAACCGGTCCGGACATGGCTGCCATGCCAGCTTTGCCGGAGTTCTGTCTAGTCCACGATGGGTTCAAACCGTTCATCTCCAAGATGTCATCTCGAATGTTCTGGTTCTTTTTCTCGATGTTAAGAATCCGTGTAAAACTATTAGTGATCGCAGCGGTATAGTAAGCAAAGGGATTTTGCGATTTTGATTCGTCAAATTGAAGACCAATTTGACTAAGTTGAAGTAGAGCTTGTCCACGCATTTCCTCGTTGTAGGTGTAGCCACGCCAGTTGGAACGTGTGGCATAGCGTTCGCACAGTTTCATAAACATCATGGCCAGCTTGCGAGTCATGTTGCCGTGATCTTTGGAAAACTCACCGGTGACCAAATCGCCCTTCCAGTGACTCTTGCCCACTAAAAACAGCGTTTTTTGTTCGTCAAGCCTGTAGTGAAAAAACGGGGGAAAGTTCACACGCACATGTGTGGGATTGAGTACAGGTTCGTCTATCAAATCTGCCAATGGATCTTCAGACACATCATCTAAATCAAGTATGTCTTCCAGTTTCTTTTTCTTGGCAGCAGCCTTGGTAACTTTTTTGGGTGCCATGGGTATGTGTTCCCAGCAGGTGATTCTAAACACAAGATCAGTGTTGGGAATCTTCTTTTGATCAATCACTTCACCAGTTTCGCGTTTGATACGATCTGCTCGATTTCTTCGAGCTTCAACAATGGTACGCTGATTGATTTTGTCTAGACTGGGCAAAATTATGTCGTATTGATGATCGGTTGCTGGATCACGGTAACAACAGTAGGTGTTCTTGCTGAAATGTATTTCTTTCAAAATATCACGGTTGTTTAGATAATTGACACGAGGTGCCGCTTTTGGTAATAAAGTCATAGTATGACAAGGTCTCCTTATTAGGATTGTAGCATATTTACAACAATTGTCAACCTCTTGTTAAACTGCGCCGTTTTTGTCAGCGGTAAATAAGATATAGGAAACAGACATGGCCACTCAAGGTTACGATCCAAATAAAGCAGCACTATTTAATCAACTTCGTCAACAAGGCTTGAGCGAAGATGCCGCCGCAGCCCAGGCCGGCATATCTGATGCTCCATCCGGTACCTATATTATTGGTGACAATGGCCAACTAGGAGCCCCTATAGGTTTTGGTGCTGGCAAAGTGGCTGGGGTTGATTTTGTCAGACCAACTGCTGCTCAAACTGCCGAAAGTGACAGATTTGACCAAGGACTGCAATCATCGTCTAATTTTGAACAGGTTGATTATGCTGTAAAGGCCAAAAACCCGCCTAGCCTGGTAACGCCAATTAACTATGTCACAACCAGCACTGAAAATGTAAGTGGCGGCGGATCTACTGAAACTATTGCTGGCCCACGCACTCCTACAAGAGAGAGCCAAACATACGCAGCCGAAGCAGCCGCAAAACAAGCTGAAATTAATCAGTTCAATAAAGACAACCCCAGCGACTATATACGCAAGCGGCAAGGCCTGCCACCACTAACCTCAGAAGAAAATGAAGCAAGATCGGCAAAATTAGGTACACTGCAAAATCAGTATAATACCATTAGTGATAAAAAGTCCAGTGCCGAAACTCCGGGCACCCCAACAGTTATAACAACTCCAAATACTACTACTACTACGCAAACTGTAACTAGTGGCACCGCCGCAGTAAACACTCCGGTATCAGCACCGGCTGGAGATGACCCCACAGTAAATCAGCAAACTGAAATACAGATTTCAACTACTGCATCAGTGGCAAATAACAACACTTCTTTTGCACCAGCACCTGCTACTTCTTATTACGAAAATGATGGCACAGCCAGTTCAGATCAAGTGGTAACATTTGCACCAGCATCAGTGTCGGGTGATGAAGCAATAGATGCAGCCAACGAAGCTGAGTTAGCACAGCTACGTGAAGCAGAAGGTGCGGCAATTTTTGCACCTGCGCCAGCGTCGGCATCTGGCGATGAAGCATTAGATGCAGCCAATGAAGCTGAGTTAGCACAGCTACGTGAAGCAGAAGGCCGTGCAATTTTTGGTCCAGCACCAGTAGCAACAACTGGCGACGAAGCACTGGCAGCAACAGAAGCAGCAGAAGCTGCACGAGCCGCCAATCTTGATCCCTATGATTTTGCCGCGTCAGCCGACGCAGGCCGACAATCACAACTGCGTGATCAATTCACACTGCAACAGAGATTTAACACATCCTCACAAGGCGACTGGCGTGTTAGACTGAGATTGGCTCCAGGTGCAAAATATCTGTACAGAGCAGAAGATCCTGGTATTTTGCAACCATTGGTTCCCACAGATGGAATAATTTTTCCCTACACTCCAACAATATCAACTCAGTATTCGGCCAAGTACGACAGTTACAATCTCACACACTCAAACTATCGCGGATACTTTTATCAAAGCAGTCAAGTTGGTGATATAACTGTTACTGGAACATTCACAGCACAAGACACTGCCGAAGCTGAATATTTGTTGGCAGTGATACACTTTTTCCGTTCAGTTACAAAAATGTTTTATGGCAAAGATCCGCAACGTGGCTCGCCGCCACCATTGGTTGAACTGTCTGGATTTGGCGAATATCAATTCAACAACCATCCTTGTTTGGTTGCTAGTTTCAATTATACCTTGCCCAACAATGTTGATTACATACAGGTCAAGCCCAATAATCAAGGGTTAAACATGTCTGAAAGAACACCTAAGGTTTCAAGTTCGCCAGCTTCAACTATTGAAAGTGTTTTGCGGCGACTGACAACTTCTCATCTACCAAAAGGTGCTCAAGGAACGCCAGTGGACCTGGGTGCGGTACGCAACGCAGTAAATGGACTGGGGCAAACAACGTATGTTCCTACCAAGATAGAAATATCAGTTGTGTTGCACCCACTACAAACTCGACAGCAAGTCAGTCAGGGATTCAGTCTAGAAAATTTTGCCAAAGGTAACTTACTCAAAGGAGGATTCTGGTAATGGCCACAAACTACGACTCTACCAGTCCTTACTATCAAACTGGGTACTCGCAATTTTTCTTGGATGTCATGGTCAACAGACCCATTCCCAAAGAAACTGATGATATTTTGTTTACTATAAATTTAACCTATCAGTACAGACCAGACATGTTGGCCTATGACTTGTATGGCGTGCCAGGTCTTTGGTGGGTGTTCTATCAACGAAATCCAAACACACTGACCAAACCCCCATTGGATTTTGCTTCGGGTACACAAATTTATCTCCCCAAAGAGTCAACACTAAAATCTACATTGGGGTATTAACAAATGGCCACAACCGCAGACGTTCCAGTTACTTCTACTGCTGGTGGAGGGGATCAAAATACCAATCCGCCAGTAAAAACACTAATTCAAACACAAGCCACAAACGGAGATACCCGTGGTATTAACATATATACAGAAGATGGCACATTATCAAATTTCAGAAGAAATCCTGAAACAGGAGATTTATATAATGCCGCTGGCCTACCAGGTGGCGTTGATTTAAAAACTGAACCAGGCGTTGGTGCCAATGACAACAATCCTGCACCAAGCACAGTCAACACACAGGCCACAGTAAATGCCACAAGTCCTGCCAACGAAACAATCAAGCCGCAACCTAATGTACTAGACAAGTTTTCAAGCTATACCTACCAAGCATCGGTGTATCTGATGTCTAACGCACAGTATGCAGCTTATCAGCTGTCTGAGAAAAAAACAATCAACGGTTATAATTTGTTGTTTCAAACAGGCGGAGCACCCAACAACATTGGCGGTCCCCAAGGCCCTAATGCCCCCCAACCACTTGCGTTTGAAGCTGGCCGTAATCCGTTTTTTCCTTACGACTACTACATAGATTCAGTGAAAGTTACCAACAAACTGCTTGGCAAAAATACCATGGCTGCGCACTCAGTGACTGACCTAAAGTTCACAGTGATTGAGCCAGCCAATATCACCTTGATAGACAACATTTACAAAGCAGTGCAAGACATAGCACCCAAAGGTGCTGCTGGCGCTGTAAATTATGCGGCAGCAATATATCTCATGGTAATTAGATTTTTTGGTTACGATGCAAATGGAAATTTACAAACAGTTGGTGTGGCAGATCCAGTTACTGGATTGTCAGATGCCAGTTCTTTGATAGAAAAATACATTCCGTTTAGAATCAAAAATATCAACTGGTCTGTAGCTGGCAAACTGGTCAGCTATGATTTTGAATGTGCTCCAATTGGTCAGTTGATTGCGGGTGGTACCAAGAGAGGCACCATCCCTGGCGACATGGAACTTACTGGTGCCAGCGTGTCTGACATGCTCAAAGGCCAAGCAGTTTACGGCGAACCTCCTGCTGCTGCCACACCCGGAGCAACAACCACAGCAGATCGAACTCAAACAGATGGTCGAGGACGTCGATCTGCTTCTAGTGATTCAAGAGTTCCGCCCAAGGCAACTGCCGCACCCAACAACAAAAAAACCATACAGCGTGGATTGATTGAAGCCATGAATAGCGAACAGCAACAATTGGTGTCAACTGGAAAGTATACAGTAGCAGATGTGTATGAATTAGAATTTGCCAATGGCGCAGAATTGATTCAAGATGCCACTGTACAAAAACCCGGAACACCTATTAACAAATCTGCCACAGCAGTAAGTGCTCCAGTATCAAAAGATCCTTCTGCAGCCAGTCCGGATAAAGGCGCCATGGATACCAAAACAAGAAATTTTGGCATCACAGCCGGCATGCAAATACTGCAAGCAATTGAATTAATTGTGAGAAATTCCAGCTATATCACAGATCAAGCAAACTTGATACTCAACGAAGAAAGCGGCAATCCAGAAGTTAAACCAGGATCAGAAACACAAGACTTCAAATGGTTTAACATATTGATGTCAGCTACACCATTGGAATACGATGAAAAGCGCAACGATTTTGCCTATCGAGTAAAATTTATTATAGTGCCTTATTCACCAGCTGAAATGAAAAGCAGTTACTTTCCTGGAGTAAAGTTTCCTGGCCTGGTCAAACGTTATCCTTGGTGGTTTACCGGAGAAAACACAGCGGTGTTAAGCTACACTGCCAGCTTCAATAAACTGTACATTCAAACACTAACTGGATCCAGTCCAGAAAATTCAGCTTTGGCCAATATTAGAAAAACACAGGCCACCAGCATGAGAGAAATTCCGTTTATTTCTTATCAAAGTCGCAGCACAGAATCTGCTCAAGGAGCCGGCGGCAAAGCCAACGAGCTGGGAGCCAGCGCAGCCGAGTACCTGTACAACCCATCTGATAATGCCAGTGCCAAGATAAAAATATTGGGAGATCCTGCCTGGATGCAACAAGGATCTGTTGCTGGAGCATTGGATGCAAGTAAAATTTCATACTCACCATTTGCAAAAGATGGTACAATAAATTTTGATATTCGAGACGTGCTGTTTGAGTTGGTGTGGCAACGTCCAGAAGACTACAACTTAAACACAGGTCTTGCTGATCCATATAGCCGTACTGAAAAAATCTACGGTGATCGACAACCAATTCAGAGTATTGTATACCGAGCAAAAGAAATTGTAAGTAGTTTTAATCAAGGACGATTTGAACAAGACATTGACGCTACAATTTATTCTGTACCAATCCCACAAAAAACAAACACAGCCACACCTGTAGCCACACCAGAATTTGCTGGACAAACTGATGAGTTTGGCGGCGTGGATGAGGCCGTGGCTGCAAACGCAGCAAGAACCGCCGCTGCCACAGTGCGAAAAACCACAGCCACTGGACCAAAAAATGCTCCAATACCAAGGGGTGGTCCAGGTGTAGCCAGCGATTCATTTGCGCAAGCTGAGCTGGCTAGATTCAGCAACTACACGCCCAGGCCCCTTGCCCCGTCACAACCAGTTGTCAGCAACGGACAGGTGGTTGGAGCTAATACTGATCAAAGTGCCGCAGAGACAGCAAGACTTAATAGAAATGCCAGCCCTAGTGGCACACAAAGAGGCGCAAGAGAAACTTAAGGTAGAATATGGCAGAAGAAATTGAACGCAGTAGAGGAAGACCGTCAAACTACAAACAAGATCGTGGTGGAGTTCCTGCTGAGTACGGTCCTTATGTTGGCCGAGTAATGAACAACATTGATCCTGCGCGACTTGGGAGACTGCAAGTGTTCATTGAAGCATTTAATGCTGGCAGCAACAACCAAGATCAAAGCAAGTGGACCACAGTAAGCTACATGCCTCCATTTTATGGAGTGACACCACCGGGTAAAACAGCTGATAACAATTCGGGTACTTATCCAGGCAATCCCAACAGCTATGGCATGTGGTTTACTCCTCCAGATCTTGGTCTGCAGGTCATGTGTGTTTTTATTAATGGTGACCGTTCACAAGGTTATTACATCGGTGTACTGCCAGAAAATGGTCTTACACACATGATACCAGCCATTGGCGCTGAATCAAATTATGTAACAACCAATGCAAACCAAGAATCATATTTTGCCGATGCACCGCTATTGCCAGTAACAGAACTCAACAGCAACAACAACAAATTAGACAACGCTGGAAGATTTTTTGATCAAGCCAAACCAGTACAAAGTGTAGTGGCAGCATCGTTGTTTCAACAAGGACTGGCCAAAGACACTGAACGAGGTCCTATTCGTAGTTCAAGTCAACGTGAAAGCCCGTCAGCAGTGTTTGGCATTTCCACACCTGGAACAGCAATTTATCAAGGTGGATTGAAGCCAGCTGACATACGACAAAAACTCAACTCTGGTGCAGTAAAGCCAGCAGAGCTAGAAGTAATTGGCCGCATGGGCGGGCACACATTTGTCATGGATGACGGTGACATTAACGGAAGAAATCAACTGTTCCGCCTGCGTAGCGCCAAAGGTCATCAGTTCATGATGAATGACTCTAACAATTTTATCTATCTTATTCATGCCAACGGACAAACTTGGATTGAGTTAGGACAAGAAGGTACCATTGATGTCTACAGCACAAACTCAGTAAATGTGCGCAGTCAAGGCGATGTTAACATTCATGCTGATCAAGACATCAACATGTACGCTGGGAGAAATTTTAACATCAAAGCCAAAAACAACTTCACTGTTGAAGCTGGAGTAAGTGCATCAATCACAGCACAAGCTGATTTAAAGTTATACAGCAAAGCCACAATTGGTGTAAAGGCTGACGGAACATTGGCTTTGGAAAGTGCCAGCGGAAGTTGGGCTGCCGGCAGCAGTCTTGTTGTATCGGCTGGCGGAATTGACTTAAATGGTCCTGCTGCTCCAGCAGTAGATGTACCTAAAGAATTAGAAAAAATCTTGCTAGATTCAACCACATTTAGTACATCAAAAGGATGGGAAGTTGAAAAAGACAAATTAGAAACTATTGTGCCTAGAGCACCCACACACGAACCCTGGCCTTACCACAATGCTGGAGTTGCGTCTGAATTGGACTTTGAAGAAGGCCAGCCTGATCCGCCGCCGGGTGCTGAACCTGTTCCAGCCGGAGTAGAGATTGTGAAAACAGCATGAGTGAATTTAAATTTTCCTTAGATTCACTTTCTTCTAAAACTATAGGAGAAGTGTTTACAGTTAAGGCTCCTCCGGGCATGACGTTTGATCAAGCCAAAGCTATCTTTGACAAACAAGCAAGTACAGGAAGTCTAACCGGTTTAAAAGTTGGAGATGCTTTAAGTGCAGCCACCCAAGCAACACAAGGATTGTCGTCCGCCGCAGCCAGTTTGTCACAAGCTGCCAGTGGCATTGGTGGCACAGTGTCAGGAGCATTGCAAGGTGCATTAAAAAATATTCCTGGCGGTGTGGCTGGTGCTGCTTCAGGTATTGCAAACAGACTCACTGGTGGCCTTGGTGCACCAGGAATTTTACAAGCAGCTTCAGCATTACCGAGCAGCATTGCCGGCGCAGTAAACTCAGGTATAAGCGTAGCCAAACAAACACTTGGCGGTATACAAAGTGCCGCAGCTGGAGCATTGGCTCCTACTGCACCAATTGGTATACCAGATTTTGCCAAGCAAATGCCGGCGCTGGGAAGCATTAGCAATTTATCAGTAAGCGATGTAACTGCCAGTTTGGCGTCTGCATCTCGATCAATAGGACAAGTGGCCAATCAAGTTAGTAATTCTATAGGCGTTGGAAAATTTGGGTTTGACGGGTCTCAACTGGAAGCTGCTGGCGTGATCAAACCTGGCACAGTATCACAATTTTTATCCAGTGGCGCCAACACATTGACTAGTGTTTTAAAAAGTCCCACGGTGTTTACAGGCAAGGCTGGCATTACCAGCCTAAAAGATTTGTTAGGATCATTGCCAAAACAAGAAACCATACAACAAGAATTAATGAGCAATGGTCTGACCGCAGTAAAAGCACTGGGCATTCCTACAGACAAACTCAGCATCGGTGCTCTAGCAGGCACAGCATTAAATGCAGCCAAAAGTATACCAAATACCATGGACTGGGCCCAAGGAAAAGCACTTGCTAGTGATGTTAAAACTGCACTAAATGAAACAGCACGAAATGCAAGTTTTGCTGTAGATTTTTCAGCAACCAAAGTCGACGATGCAATGAAACAGTTGGCTCTAGGAGAGCCAGTGTTTGACACAGTGAACAGAGTCACACTAAATGCTGCCGCAGTTAGAGTAACTGGTAACCCAAAAATACCCCCGGTGGAATACAATAACACACCACCAAAAATTACAACATCTGAGCTGGGAATTGAATTTGGTATTGCTGTTGAACAGACCAATGCTATTCTTGATCAATCACTCATTACTCTCAGCAAGAGTGATGCAAAACGAGCTAGGTTAAATAGTTACGGAAAAGACATTGCAGACCTTGAATCTTATATCAATGACTATAATGCTGTTGATGGAAGATTACAAGGACTCCTTCGCCAGGCCAAACTAGCAAATGATTCAGCCCTTGTGGCCAAAATTGAAAAAGAACAACGTAGAATTGCAGAAGCAATCAAGGTAACTGAAAGCGCAATTGATGTGCTTAGACAGAACCTGGCTTGAGCCGATAAATATTAATCATGACTACATTCATCGGCTTCAATACCATTAACCAATATAAGAAATTTACCTTGGTTGACTTTGAGTTAATCAAACGAGATCTGTTGAATGCCTTCAACATACGGCAAGGTGAATTGCCAGGCCGTCCGCAGTACGGCACCGTGATGTGGGACTATGTTTTTGAAAATCAAATCACTGAACTGCAACGCAATATCGAAACAGAAGTGCAACGTGTGTGCGGTGGCGATCCAAGAATACAAGTTACGCAAATGGCAGTGTTTCCTCAAGACAACGGGTTTCTAATACAGTTAGAAATAGCAGTAGTGCCAGGAACTGATGCTGAATTTTTAAGTGTGTTCTTTGATAATCAACAACGCAGAGCCAGCTACGTATAACTGAGCCGTTTTTTCTGGTAATAAATACAAGATCTAAAGGCAAAGAGGCATGGCAAAGACCACAAGACAAACAGCAATATTTGGTGTAGAAGACTGGAAACAGATCTATCAAACCTATCGTGAAGCTGATTTTCAAAGTTATGACTTTGAAACTCTACGCAAAAGTTTCATTGATTACATACGCCTCTACTACCCAGAAACTTTCAACGACTACATTGAAAGTTCAGAATTCATTGCTTTACTAGATGTAATTGCATTCATGGGCCAAGCCCTGGCTTTCCGCACAGATTTAAACACCAGAGAAAACTATTTAGACACAGCAGAACGCAGAGATTCAGTTGTGCGCTTGGCCAATTTGGTCAGCTATACAGCCAAACGCAATACTGCGGCTCAAGGATATCTCAAAGTATTCAATGTTACCACAACTGAAAACGTAATTGACTATAACGGAGTCAACTTGAGCAATGTTACTGTGGACTGGGCCGATCCAACAAACCCAGACTGGCAAGAACAATTTACCACTATCATCAATGCTGCTCTAGTAGACAGCCAACGCATAGGTCGTCCGGGCAATAGACAAACCATATTGGGTGTGCGTACAGACGAGTATGCTATTAATCTTGTGCCAGGATTCTTGCCAGTCATTCCGTATAACGCCACAGTGGACGGAATTTCAATGCCGTTTGAAGCAATAACTTCAACCAGTGTTGGTCGTGATTATATCTACGAGCCACCACCACAACCAAATACCAGTTTCAATGTGTTGTATCGCAATGACCAACTGGGTTTTCAATCTGCCAACACTGGATACTTTTTTGCATTCAAGCAAGGCACGCTACAAAATCAAGACTTTAACTTGGCCGAGCGCATTGCCAACCGCACAGTAAACATCAACATCGAAGGCGTAAACAACGAAGATCGTTGGTTGTTTCAACTTGACAACGTGGGAAGTATCAGCCGTGAATGGCAATACACAGAAAATATCTACGTTGGTGCAGCTGAACAACTGACTGGCCTACGATCAATCTATTCCACAACCAGCAGAACAAACGATCAACTTACCATGATATTTGGAGATGGAGTGTTTTCGGAAATTCCAGTAGGAATTTTCCGTGCCTATGTACGCAGTTCCAATGGATTGCAGTACATTATCAATCCTGAAGAAATGCAAAATGTAGTTTTGCCTATCAGTTATACTGACCGCAACGGCAATTTGCAAACTATCACATTTACTTGTGGTATTACTCGTCCGGTATCTAATGCACAGGCTCGCGAGCCAATTGATGAAATCAAACAACGTGCGCCTGCTAGGTACTACACACAAAATCGCATGGTCAATGGTGAAGACTACAACTTGTTTCCTTACACACAGTACAATTCAATTATCAAATCTAAAGCATTGAATCGTGCGTCAATTGGCACTAGTCGATATCTTGACTTGGTTGATAACACTGGCAAATACAGTTCAACCAACAGTTTTGGTAGTGACGGAGGATTGTGGCAACAAAATATTTTACCAACTGTTTTGTTCAGTTGGACCAACCGCAACGAAATTGCTGATGTAATTACCAATCAGGTGCAACCACAGTTGACTGAAAGTACAATGCGTCAGTTTTACTATGGAAATTTTCCAAGAAAGTTAATCAACACTTTAGATATCATTTGCACGACCACAACAATTACAACCAATACAATTGCCTGTTCTACTGCTGCATTTTTTGATTATGCCTATGTTGGCATGCCAATCACATTCTCGGGCACAGTGTTTGGTGGCATTACCGCCGACTTGCCTTATTATGTGGTCAGCATAAATTCAGTCAACAGTACATTTACTGTAAGCACCACAGCTGGTGGATCGGCAGTGACATTAAGCTCGGCGTCAGGCTCAATGAGTGCAGTTACTACTTTGAGTACAGGCGGAAGCACCTGGCACCAAAGCACTACATTGGCCAATGAAACCACTGGATACTTTGAAAACAACGCAGGCACGCCCATTGCAGTGGGAGATGAATCTACAACCAATTTCTTGTACGCTATTGTTGGTAGTTTAGTACGTTTTGTTCCGCCACCGGGTTACTTTTTTGATAAAAACAACAAACTGCAATTGGGCATTCCAACCAAAGCAGAAGAGCGTGTGGAAATTTGGGCCAGCCCCATACGAGTAACTGGCGATGGTATGAACTCAGGATTGGGTAATTTAACCAATGGGTCAGGGCCAGTCATACTCAATAACTTTGTTCCTACTGGTGCTATAGTAGACACTATTATTCCGTTATTTGTTACAGACTTGCCACTGTCGATTGAATCTGCAATGAGTGATCAAATTGCACTGTTTCGTAATTTTGGCCTGGGCTACGACAATGACGGCGCCATTACAGGTACTCCGTACTCGTGGTATTTGATTCAATCTACCAATCTGGACCAAGACGCTGCCTGGAGTCAAGAGTACGCTGGTAATACCAGCGGTGCCAGTCTAGACTCTTCATGGCTGATCCAGTTTGTGGTTCAAAATCAAAATTACACAATTACATTCCGTGGACTTGCATACAACTTTGGATCAGTGTTGCAAACAAGATTCTTCTTCTACGATGGTGCGCAAATCTATGACAGCCGTACTGGCACAGTGATCAAAGATTTTATCAATGTGTTAGCAGTCAACACCCAACCAAACTCCAGTGAACCACTCGAAGGAGATATTTACATGACCATTACTGGTCAGCCAGTCGAAAGCGATGGATATGTAGATGACTTCCAGGTGCTGGTAGGATACAGAGACTCAGACAATGATGGCGTGCCAGACAACCCAGACTTCTTTAGTGAAATAGTAGGACCAGCTGGAACTACAGGACCTTATGTGTTCTTGCAACAAACTGTGGACTTTGACAACCTACAGCGTTATTTGTTGGTAGACGAAGGCGTGGTAATTTACAGTTATGCTACACTTGATGAAATTGAATTGGTAAAAACTGAATGGTCTTCAGGACAGGTATTTTATGCCTACAGCGAAGCTGCATTTTATCAACTGAGTTTGACAGTGACTGGAGTGTTAGAACTTAACGCAGTCACAGGATGGATTGCAAGAGCCGGACGACAAAGTTTGTACTATCAGTACAGACACAACAGTCCGTTGACCAGTAGAATTGATCCAGGAACTACCAACATCATTGACTTGTATGTGGTCACTTTGAGCTATTATAATGCCTACCAGAACTGGTTGAAAGACACTACTGGCACAGTTACTGAACCTGAACAACCAACTATTGATGATCTAAGCACAGAATATCAACGATTACAAGATTACAAAATGGTGTCTGACAACATTGTGGTCAACTCAGTGAATTTTAAACCGCTGTTTGGACTCAAGGCCGCAACCACATTGCGTGCTACTATCAAAGTGATACGAGCACAAAATTCAACAGCATCAACTTCTGAAATCAAAAGCTCAGTACTAGCAGAAATGAACAGTTATTTTTCAATTGACAAATGGAACTTTGGTGACACATTCTATTTCTCTGAACTTGCTGCTTACTTGCATCGACAACTTGGTACAATTATCAGTTCTGTAGTGTTGGTTCCATTGGATCCACAAAAGAGCTTTGGTGACTTGTATGAAATTCGTTCTCAACCCAATGAGATTTTTGCCAATGCCGCAACCATCGATAACATTGATGTGATTGAAGCATTGACCAGTACTAACCTGCGCACAGCAGCAGGCAGCGGAGTAATTTAATGGCACGAGTACGCTCAGTAGACTTTCTTCCGCAAATTTTTCAAACTGAAACTAACAAACAGTTTTTAGCGGCCACACTTGACCAACTGATTCAAGAACCTAAATTTAAAAAGACACAAGGTTTCATTGGTCGCACAGTTGGTCCGGGTGTAAACCCCAACGACAAGTATGTGGTAGAGCCAACAAAAACACGCAGTGATTATCAACTGGAACCAGGAGTGGTCAGTTTAGATCCTGCTGATACCACAACAATTAAAAATATCATTACCTATCCAGGTATGCTTGATGCATTGGAGTTCCAAGGATCACCAACGCAACGACCAGACAGATTGTTCTCAAGTGATTATTACACTTGGGATCCGTTTATCAATTTTGATACATTTGTAAACTTCTCTCAGTATTTTTGGTTACCCAATGGGCCCAATGCAGTAGACGTTGCTGCCACAGGCGTGCCTGTAACAGACGACTTTGAAGTCACAAGAGCCAACGGCGTTTATACATTTTCTGGAATACCCGGCGAGAACCCAACCATTGAAGTGGTACGTGGCGGCAGCTATACGTTTCAGGTAGCACAGAACTCCACAGAAACTGTAAACTACCGTGTTGGAAACTCTGGTATTTCTGCATACACCATTGACTTCCTTAACAACCCCACACTGACGCTGGCTCGCGGAAACACCTATGTGTTCAATTTGAACTTGCAAGGCGACTTCCCGTTCTGGATCAAGACTGAACAGACATTGGGGTCAGCCAATCCTTACAACGATGGTGTCAGTCGCAATGGATCAAACTTTGGCCTTGTGACATTTACCGTGCCAAGAAATGCACCAGACACATTGTACTATGTGAGTGGCACACAAACCAACATGCGCGGCACGTTGAATATTGTAGACGGAGTACCCGGCACTGGCCCAGGATTTTGGATACAAACAAATCCAGGCGTGTCTGGCAAAATTCCTGCTACACCAAACATCAGCTCACGTGATGTTTTTGGTGTGACCAACAATGGCGAAGATCTTGGCACGGTGATTTTTAATGTGCCTACAAAAACAGCTCAGAGTTTTTATTACAATTTGCCAGTGTTCAGTCAAACAGTTGATTTGCTTACAGAACTTCAGTTTGAACAAATTAACAATCAACCTCTAGACACGTTTATTGAGACCTACGGCGGCATTGACGGAATAACCAGCCTCAACAACAGAACTTTAATTTTTACAAATTCAAACACTGATGCCGAAAGTGGAGGCTGGATTCGAACCAGTTTCTATGACCCACTGGATGCAGGGACTGTCAATAACGGATTGATTGGCAGCTTTGACACTGAACCATTTTCGTATACAGTAGAAATTGCACCAGAAGACAGATATCAACTTTGGCAAATCAATTATGTAGTCAGTGACGGAATTACCTATCTTAGATTGTCTAGAATAGCTACCATTGACAATTTGAACAAATGGACCATTAGATATGGCACTGTGTACAGCAGTACTAACTGGTACAAAGATGCCGCAGGCGAATTTAGACAAATTCCTCTGCTGACAGCGTTGCTAAACACCTTGTACTATCAAGATGGTACTGACCCAGAAATTTTTGGTACAATCAAACTGTTAGATGAAACAGAAAGTTCTACACTGTTCATTGATGATATTTTAGGACAAAAAAATTACACCAGCCCCAATGGTGTATCGTTTACCAACGGACTAAAAATAGTTTTTCGGGGCGATGTTATTCCAGCAAGTTACAGTAGTGGAACTATATCTTTTGTTTGCACATCTACCAACGCTGGGTTCAACACAATTAGCACAGCAACCACAGAAGATTTGTATGTTGGCCAACGTATAGTGTTTACTGGCACAGTGATTGGAGGACTAGTTGCTGGACAATCCTATTACGTTCAGAGCATTGTAAACTCATTTCAATTTACTGTGTCAAGTGTAGTTGATGGTAGTGCTGTGACATTGACCACAGCCACAGCTGACATGAATGCCACTGCTATCAACTATCGTGAATATTATGTGGCTGGTGTAGGAACTGCTATTGAGCTGTTGCCTGTTACAAATTTTGTCACTCCAGAATCTTATGTAATCAATGACAATGATTCTAGTTTGCCAGTGCCTGAAGAATTAGATTATTTCACCATTGATCGTGCAAGTCAAGACCTCAATCCTTGGACACGGTCAAACCGTTGGTTCCACATTGATGTAATCAATGCCACGGCTGCTTATAACAATACTGTGGCTACACTAGACAACAACTATCGTGGCAAACGTCCAATTATTCAATTCCGTCCAGATATTCGACTGTTCAACATGGGTACTCAGGGCAAACAACCTGTGGATATAATTGATCAGTCTGAAACAGATGCATTCTCTAACATTCAAGGATCAACTGGCTACTCAGTAGACGGATATACTTTTACCAATGGTACCAGAGTTATTTTTGCTGCTGACGAAGATCCAGATGTAAGAGACAAAATTTTTGTAGTAGAATTCATTGTGCCTGACACAGTGCCGCCACTGATTGCACAACCTATTATCAATCTCACACTGGCATCAGATGGCGAAGTATCAACTGACCAGTCTACACTGTGCCTATCAGGTGATACTTTGCAAGGATTGACTTTCTGGTATGACGGAGCTGCCTGGATTGAGGCGCAACAAAAAACTGGTGTTCAACAGGCACCGTTGTTTGATGTATATGACGCCGATCAAGTTAGTTTCGGTAATCAAGCAAAATATCCCAGCTCAGACTTCATTGGTAGCAAACTATTCAGTTATGCAATTGGCGACACAAGAATACTTGATACAGTTTTAAAAATTCCATTACGGTATCTCAGTATCTCCAATGTGGGAGATATTGTGTTTGACAACAACCTCTACAAAGATACATTTGTATACACTAGAGATAACGTATCAGTAACTATCGCCATTAGCTCTGGTAGTGCTAGAGAATATGCTGACAGAACAGCATACACAAGATTAATTGGGTGGCAGAATGCAATCACTACCATTCAAATGTATCAACAATTTAAGTTTACTTACAACACTGGAATATTAAAATTGGATGTGCCAGTTATTGATCAAACTGGCAGTTTTGTACCAGTGGTTAAAGTTTATGTTGGTAGTGTGTTCCAAGATCCTACCAAATACACTTACGTTATAAGTGGCAACAATACTACCATTACATTACTCAACACTTATGTGGTGGGTGACATTATTGAAGTTTTGGTGTTAAGCGATCAAATTAGTGCTGCGGCCTTTTATCAAGTTCCATCTAACCTGCAGAACAACCCGCTCAATGCCAACAGTACCAGCTTTACGCTAGGAACCATACGTCAAAACTACGAAAGTATTTGCGAAAATTTACCAGGCATCCAAGGTGCTATTGCCGGCGCCAACAACACTAGGGACCTTGGCGACATCATTCCTTATGGATTAACTATCCTACAACAAAGTGCTCCAATGACTTTGGCTGGATATTTCTTGCGCAGTGAGCAATACAATATTTTTAATGCGTTAACCTACAACAGTAGAGAATACACTAAGTTTAAAAGTATCATGCTGGACAATGTAACTCAGCAAGAAATTAATTTTCAAACTACTGCTCAAATCCTAGACACTGCCATTGAAGAACTCAATGCTGGCAAAGTAGAAACACAACCATTCTACTGGTCAGACATGTTGCCATCGGGTGCGGTGTATACTGAAAACACATACACTGTGAGTTTTATTACGTCTAGCGTGTTTGATACTGTTCAGGTATACAATTACACATCTGCAAATTATTTGGGCCTGGATGTATATCTTAATAATCGTTTGCTCACTCGTGATTTAGAATATACTGTGGCCACAGATGGTCCTCGTGTGACCATCTTGGTCACGCTGTCAGTGGGCGATCAAATTGCCATTAGAGAATACACCGCCACTTATGGTAACTTTGTGCCAAACACTCCTACCAAACTTGGTTTGTACCCTGCTTTTAGACCAAGAATTACAGTTCAACAAACCAGCACAGGCGAACAAACAGTACTGATTGGGCACGATGGATCAGTCACAAAAACATTTGATGACATTAGAGATGATGTGTTGTTGGAATTTGAAACAAGAATTTTCAACAATCTAAAATTAGACGGAAATCCAGTTCCTCTGGTAGCCGCTGATGTTATTCCGGGCCAGTTTAGAGACACTGGGTTTTCTTACAGTGAAGTCAACAACATTTTGTCACAAGACTTTCTCAGTTGGGTGGCCTGGAACAAACTTGACTACACCGCACAAGACTATCAAGCTAACAATGAGTTTACATGGAACTATAGCGAAGCCCAAAACAAACTCAACAATGATTATTTGTTAGGAGCCTGGCGAGGAATTTATCGTTACTTCTACGATACTCAACAGCCAGAATACACACCCTGGGAAATGCTAGGACTCAGCGTCAAACCCAACTGGTGGGACGACACCTATGGACCTGCACCTTACACTGAAGGTAACTTGGTGCTGTGGGATGACATGGAAGCTGGTTATGTTAGAGACCCAGTTGCACCTTATTATCTTTCAAAATATGCAAGACCAGGACTGACATCAGTTATTCCCACAGGCAGTGAAGGAGCATTACTAAGTCCATTTGATTCGGTAGTGGGAACTTGGGACGCAGGACAATTCCGTAAGAACTGGAGCATTGGTGACGGCGGCCCAGTTGAAGCCTCGTGGTGGAATTCAAGTTCATATCCGTTTGCAGTCATGCGTTTGTTGGCTTTGACACAACCAGCCAAGTTCTTTGCATTGTTTGCTGATCGTGATTTGTATCGCTATCAAGAAGAATTTCAACAATATCTATATGATGGACGATATAGACTAGATGCTAATGGTATTGAAATATACGGCAATGGTGTAAGCAAAGCCAGTTACATTGACTGGATCGTGGACTACAACAGACAATCAGGTATAGATTCAACTGAAGATTTAACTGCTGACTTAGCCAACCTTGACGTGCGGTTGTGTTATCGCATGGCCAGTTTCTCAGACAAAAAATACATCAAACTTTACACTGAAAAAAGCAGCCCAGCCAGCACCAACACCAGCTTTTTGATTCCTGACGAAAGTTACAATTTATTACTGTACAAAAACCAACCATTTGATCGAGCCAGCTACAGTTCAGTATTGGTTCAAACAGTGCCAGGCGGCTATGCAGTATTCGGTTACAGCACCACACAGCCTTATTTTAGCATATTGCAAAGTCAAAACTCGGGTCAATTGCGCACCATAACTGTACTTGACACCAGAATTCAAGTGCCAACATCTTATACCAATACTGTGGTACAAGTTCCGTATGGATTTATATTTGATACCAAAACAGCAGTAGTTGACTTTTTGTTAAGCCTGGGCCAATATTTAGAAACTCAAGGTCTTACTTTTACAAACAGAGCCAATGGTTATGAGCTTGACTGGAATCAAATGGCCAATGAATTTTTGTACTGGGCAGCACAAGGCTGGAGCGATGATGCATTGATTGCGTTAAACCCACTGGCATTCCGACTTAGTGTTACCAAGGAACAAGCAGTTGTTGACTCGATTCAAGCACAAACTAGTGAAAATATTCTACTGGATCAGAATCGTAGAGAGTTACCCACACGACAATTGAACATTGTTCGTATTGACAACACATTCAGCGTTGAGCCATTAGCTGATCAAACTCTGAGTTTTATTGACATCAAATATACATCTTACGAACACATGATTGTGTTGGATAATGCAAGTGTGTTTGGAGACTTGATATATGATCCAGTGACTGGTGCAAGACAAAATCGACTGAACTTGGTATCTGCTACTTCTACTGAGTGGAATGGTGCTGTGGACGCACAAGGATTTATTCTCAACCAAGACAATGTGGAAGAATGGCAAAATTATAAAATTTACAGCAAAGGCACCATTGTCAAATACAAAGGCACGTATTGGAGTGCTATGACAATTGTTCAGCCTAGCGAGACATTTGACTATAACGAATGGGTACAAAGTGATTACTCTCATATTGAATTGGGTCTGTTGCCCAATCTTGCAAACAAAGCCAATCAATTGGCCAACAGTTATGACATTAATGCTGCCAACTTGGAAAATGACAATGATCTATTGAGCTATGGCCTTATTGGCTTTATCT